TGAAGTCGCGCACCTGTGTTCCTTTGCCCCAAACATTAAATGGCGCTTCTTTCTCTTTGCCTCGCTTGATAAATGATGGAAAGGGATAGTCAAGGCTTTGATCCGTGCCATAGCCTGAAAATGGTCTTAGGACAGTGATGCCTAAGCCTTCAGCGCGAGCATAAGAGGCAAGTTTCTCGCCTGATAACTTTGCCCAACCATAGGTCATATCAGGTGTTCTTATATGGTCAAGGTTTATATCCCACTCTTTCAACTTCTGCTTGTATTCAGCTCTTTGCAAGAAAATCGGATAGGCAGCAGAGGATGAGAAATAAACTAAATGTCCAGGGCGAGTGCGAAGCGCCCATTGGAAGAGGTCGGCATCAATGGCAAGGTCGGCGGCAACTGCCAAAGGATTTCCTTCAATGGTGGCACGGCCACCGACAATGGCCGCGAGATGAATGACCACATCAAATTTGGTGTCATCTTTAGCAAAGAAGTCACGGACATCGCGCCCATTCTTTATGTCAATGCCGGTGATTTGATTGTTCTTAGAATCAAGATGCTTCTTGAAGTTGGTGCCGACAAAGCCTTCATCGCCTGTTATCAGGATTTTCATTTCCCCCACCTGTCGCTCTCGTATTTGTAAAGCTCAGAATTGCAGAAATCTAGTTGTGCTTTGCGGTCAATGTCAAAGATGAAGCGGTCATTGGCATCAAGAGCTGCGCCGATGTGTGAAGTTGGCGTTGGCGCATCGAAGGCAATGCTAGTTCTTATCGAGTCGCCCTCGGTTAGTGTTGCAAAGAACGGATCGTGAATAAGAACTGAATCCTTGACTCTAGGATAGATTTCAGATGCAAGAAAATCTTGGTCTGTTGTGTAGTAATCCTGTATTTCATTGAAAGCGATTAACTGCGCAATGTCGCGCAACTTGGCGGTCTTGCCGGCAAACATCCCTGCGCTGATTACATAGTTATGACCTATCTTGTGGTCTTTGATGATGTGATAATCAAGACCTGACTGCTCCCATTCTTCGTGAGCTATTCGGTCGCGGAAAGAAAGACGGGCATCGGCATCACGGCAGATGACGACATCAAACTGTGGGTCAGCAAAAGCAAGATAACGCCAAAGCCTTGCGGTGTTATTTTCTTCCTCACTTCTCCTGACTATCTTTACACCCTTAACAAGTTTTAAGGTGCTGATGACTGACTCATCAACGCTTTGGCCCACATAAAAGACTAAGCGGAAGCCATCTTCAAATGGAAAATAACGCGAGCCAAGAATTGCGTTCTTGATAGCTCCTATGGTGTAGCGCGGATTATTGCCATAAAGCGAGAATGAAACTGCTTTCATTTCAATAAATCTCGCAAGAGAACTGCATAGTCTTCGCTCTTGATGTAAGAGTCATAGGCCAAGGCATCAAATGAATAAACTTCACGCGCATTGACAGAGCGATAGCCTTCATCCCACTCGGCTTTGCCTGCTAATGGATGGCAATGCTCAATGATGACTTCAGGCAGATAAACAAGGTTGCCAAGGTCTTGACCGAGCTTCTTCCAAAAGTTGTCAAGGTAGAGATGGCGAAGTTTCGGTGGCACCATCCCGCCAAGGGCGCTGACAATGGCTTTTGACATCATCACCGCAGTTGGCAAGTTCTCTCCTTGCAAAAGGTCATTGCCATAGGAAATGCCAGGGGCGCTGCCTATCGCTTTCATCAAGGCAATATCCCAATCAGGTGTTCTGAATCTATGGTCATCGCCAATGAAGGTGAAGAACTCATATTCATTTGCATATTTCTTGGCAGCGACATTGACAGGGTAAGCCATCCCCCGTGTGGTATTTTCGATTTCTAAGATGTATTCAACGCCAACTGAGCTTCGATAGTTGACAATCTCTTCATCATCTTTGTCCACAACGAACATCAAGTCAGAGCGACAAGAAAACTGCCTATGTGCTTGCAAGACTTCAACTGCATTCTTTGGCCTGCCTCTAGTTGGCACAAGCACTAAGTTATTTTTCACTATCATTGATTTCCCCATAAATAGCGGTGTAAGCCGCCAAGTCGATGATGCTGTCTAAGTGGTCAGGTGTTTCTATTAGCCGAGCAATTTTCACAAGGCATAAACACAAAGCGACCTGTGAAGGGCTTATCTCAGTTTCAAGATAAACACTCCACAGGTCTGCGATGCGTTTGTGATTTATGTAAGGGTCGCCATAAATATCTTGACGATCCGTTGCGGTGAGGCGCTTGGCCTCATCCAAAATCTTCCCCGATTTCATTTCTTTACTTACTTCCGCGACCAAATTCTGCGGCCTTTGGGTCAATAGCCTTCAACACAGGGCCAATGACTGCTGCTAGAAAGCAGGCAAGATAATCTTTTAGAGGGCGCGATGGGTCGGCGAGATAGAGAGCTGCGACTGCGGCTGCTCCTGCTCTTGCGTAGGTTGAAGCGATTGCGACTGCTTTGTCTTTGTCGAGCATTTGCACTCCTTGAACTTAGGTCTGCCGAAGCCCACAATGAACACTGGCAGAGAGGGTTGAAGTTTTCCCCGATTCTTTACTTTGTAAGCGCGAACCTTACGGCATACCTGACCACCATTGCGCTGATCGCCTTTGGTGTCGGAAGCCGTGTTGCCTTCAATGCAGACAACGATGCCATTGTCCTTGACTCGCTCAACAATGCCAATGTGCGAGATTCTATCGAGTGAGTCATTTGGAAAATCAAAGAAGACCAAATCCCCTGGCATTGGCTCGGCCTCGGCAATACCTTGCCAACGCTTCGCCTCGGCGAATGCCTTTGCCCCTGCCGGTGTGTAAACACAATTAGGAATTTTAACGCCTGCCTGCTTTGCAACCCAATTGACAAAGGCTCCGCACCAAGGCTGATTCGTCTTTTGATATTTCGTTTGATTATCGGCAGGGCCTTCAATGTAGCCAACTTCGCCTGCTGCCACTTCTAGGAACTTATCAAGTTGCGAACACATTATTTCTTCAATACCTGCTTCACTAAATCGGTTAGGAAGTCAACCTTATCCTCTAAAACTGACACCTTGTCCTTTATCGAACTACCGCCATTTGGCTTGAGTTCGTTTAGGTAGTGCTTGACTAGCCACTTTACTCCAAGGGCAGTTGAGCCAAGGATGCTAATAAGGGCGACAACAAAGCCTGCCCAATCTGTTGGATTCATTTTATGGCTCCAGGTATAGAACGGAAACGGTGGTGGTGTTAGCTCCCGCCGTAGCAGCATAAATGACACTACCGATGGGAACGAGGAAATCTAAATCTGTGTCTTTTGGAAATTGAAGACCTGTGCTACTTGTGACTCCTACTCCGCCAAGATAGCAAGGATGGTCATTGCTATTGTGAAGAAGCACTCGGCGGTTTTGGCCATAGGATTCAATAAGAATCTGAGCAGTTGAATTGACGAGCAGTTGTTTTGAGGAAGCCATTTTTCTCCTGTTTCGAGAACCCCAAGTTTTCAAATTCGTCTATGTGGTCATCAATGGTGCGGATGATGTCTTCACATTCATAAATCATAAAGCTAAGAACAATCTATAAAGATTGTTCCAAAGAACGAAGTTTGGCTTTTTCATAAAGCATAAAACTTTTATCTAGCCTTAAGTCTGAGTCTAACAAAACTTCATATTTATTTGTATTACAGTTTTTATTGTAATGTTTAGTTGACAATTTATTTTCAGTTTGTTTTGTTGTTGCTGATAAATAGTTGATTAAATTTTGAGGATTTTGAATTAAATTATCAAAACAAAAAAACAAAGTTTTAGATTCTAAGGCATTAGTCATAAATCTTTCATACCACTTAATAACATCAGGCAATCTTTGTGATAAAGTTTTGTTACCGACTTTATGAAATGCTATCCAACTTGGTATGCATTGATTAGGTCTTCGTAACAATGTAAAACAATTTGACATCTTGAACCCATAGACATTGTGTGTCCATTGAAAATTAACCTTTGGAAATAAATCATCTATCAAACTTTTTATGTAAAAACTTCCAGATCTTGGAAAATTTACTAGAGTGATTGTGCTTGTATCCATTGTCTTTCCGATTCCATCCAATGCCAATCTAAACCTTCGTCTGGTTTAGGTGTCGGTGGTTGCCAATCAAAATTTTCATCCAGCGACCAAGATGGGTAAGGTTGAGCTGCAATAAATATGTCATTGATTGCATCATAACTCATTCCTATTCCAGCGTATTGTTTGCGAATGTTGTTATTATATGAAGTGCGCTTGCAGGTTTGACCTCTAAAATTGGCATACCAAGTTTCAGGTTCTAAGCCTTCAATAAGTTCAGTTTCATCAATACCTACAATGACCTCAGTTACTATATTATTCTCATCTAAAAAAGCGTAATGTGCCATTATGACCAACTCACATTTCCTGTGCCAGCAGTAATTGTTGTTCGCTTAAAGCCACCACTTGCAGCACTTGTAGTGCCTGTCAATCCTGCGCCAATAGTAATTCTTCTATTATTTGGGTATCGTAAAATTACCACACCTGAACCGCCTGCTGCTCCGTTGTATGCAAAATTTCCTGTTGAACCTCCGCCACCGCCTCCACCTGAATTAATTGCTCCAGCAGTTGCGGCAGGATTATTTTCATTTCTACCACCATTTCCGCCACCACCTACACCGCCAATATTTCCTGATTGAGTCGTGCTTGATGACCCAGCACCACCGCCACCAGCATAGGTAACGGATGAACCAGTTATTGAAGTAGCCACACCAGCGCCACCAGCGCCACCAGTATTGTTTGTTACATTTGTAGCAGCAGCGCCAGCGCCTCCGCCTCCGCCTCTTGGTTCATATGCGCTGTTGAAAGTTGCTCCAGCAAAACCTTGATTGGCAGTTCCACTTCCTGGCGCTCTTACGCTTGGATAGTTAGCAAAATCTCCGCCACCGCCTGAACCACCTGTAGTTCCGCTTTTACCACCGCCAATAGAAGTAATGGTTGAGAAAACGGAATTTGAGCCATTGGTTTCACCACTTAGTGGTGACACAATTCCTGCTGCACCACCAGCACCAACTGTAACTGTGTAATTTGTGCCAGACTGTAAAGTTAAAGCACTTTCTAAACTACCGCCTCCGCCAGTTGCGGTAACTGTGCAACGCAAACCACCTGCTCCGCCACCACCACTTGCGTTCTGACCTCCACCTCCACCCCCTGCAACAACTAAATAGTCAACACTTAAATTAAAAATGCGCGAATAATTTTGTGAAGCAATAATCCCGATTAAACTCATTAGGCTATATCTCCTACAACATACCAAGTGTCAGTTGCGACCTTAATGCAAGAAGCGGCTGAGAACTGCGACCTTAATTCTGGAGCTGTTGCAGTTGCCCCTGTTGATGAGATCGTAGTAGTGCCTGAAGTGACTGCCTTGATTGTCGTTGTTCCTGCACCGATTTGAATAACATTGATTACTGTGCCAACTGGAAAAGCAACATTGGCATTGGTTGGAATCTGAAAATCATTAGCAGAAGCATTGGACATAGTGACCAGTTTGTAGGCATCACCGAGGACAACTGTATAAGTAGCAGTCTGAGCGTTTAGAACTACTGCAATTCCCGCAGAGTAGGCAAGTCCTGTGGCTGCTCCACTATCCGCCTGAAGTATGAAGCCGTCAGTTCCAACGGCTAGGCGTCCAACTGTGTTATCAGCCGTTCCTACTAATAAATCGCCTTTA